CCTTGTTGAAGCCGGCTCGATACAAGGGCGCTCACGGCGGTCGCGGTTCGGGCAAATCCCATTTTTTCGCTGAGCTGCTGGTCGAAAATTGCCTCGCAAATCCTGGAACCCGAGCGCTCTGCGGTCGAGAGGTTCAGAAGTCGCTCAAGGAGTCCGCCAAACGGCTGATCGAGGACAAGATCCAGTCAATGGGCGTTGGGGCGCACTTTGAATGCCTGCAATCCGAGATCAAGACCCCGGGTGGCGGGACGATCGTATTCGTTGGCTTGCAGGATCATACAGCCGACAGCATTAAATCCTATGAAGGGTTCGACATAGCGTGGCTGGAAGAGGCGCAGAGCCTGTCTAAGCGGTCTATGATGCTGTTGCGGCCGACGATGCGCAAACCGGCGTCCGAGGCCTATCCAGCTGGCGCGGAGATGTGGTTCAGCTGGAACCCGGCGCGCAAGATCGATCCGGTCGATGAATTGTTGCGCGGCAAAGAGCCGCCTCCTGGCGCAGTGGTGGTTGAGGCCAACTGGAGTGAGAACCCGTTCTTCCCTGCGGCGCTCGATACGGAGCGCCAGTATGATCTGCACGCCTTCCCAGAGCGCTATCAGCACGTCTGGGAGGGCGGTTACATGCAGGTCATGGAGGGCGCCTATTACGCTGGATCACTGGCGAAGGCGCGTGCCGATCGCCGCATCACTCCGCTGACCGTTGATCCCTTGCTTGAATATTGGACGTTCTGGGACATCGGGGTGCGCGATCACACCGCCATATGGGTTGTGCAATTTGCGGCCGGTCGCATCAACTGCCTCGATTACTACGAAGCAGCCGGCCAGCCGCTTGGAACGCACCTCGAATGGCTGCGCACCAATGGATACGCCAACGCCATCTGCATCCTTCCGCATGACGGTGCCAGCGTCGATGCCATGAGCGCGCAGCGATACATCGACCATGTGACGCAGGCAGGCTTTCGAGCCGAGGTCGTGAAGAACCAGGGCAAGGGTGCAGCAATGCAGCGGGTGGAGGCTGCACGGCGCTTGTTCCCCTCGATCTGGATCGATCCCGAGCACTGCGAGGCAGGGCTAGAGGCGCTCGGCGCATATCACGAGAAAAAGGACGAGCACCGCAACGTGGGGCTTGGACCTGAGCATGATTGGGCGTCACACGGTGCCGACGCGTTCGGGTTGATGGCGATAGCAAAGCCGCTGCTGGTCGATCAGCAATACGGTCCTGCCGATGATGATGAGCCTGTTTATGCCACGGGCAGATCTGCCCGCACAGGCTACTGAACGCATACTTTCAGCACCCCTAGCGGCTGCTAACTCGGCATGCACAATGCCGTTCGATCCCGAACTTCAGGCGCGCATCGACGCTGTGACCAATCGCTCCGCCAAGGTGTTGAGCGACGCTGAAAAGCTGCGCGCCAAGCTGAACAAGCGAGCCGGGATCGCTGGCTATGCCGACAACACACGCGCGATCGAGGCGCGTCTTACCGAGATGGGCGGGGAACCCGAGGAGAGTGAAGATGGCGAGTGATCTGGAAAAGCGTGTCACGGAACTGGAAGGCAAGTTCAGCGAATGGGAAGGCGTGCTCGGTTCGGGCGATCCGGTCGGCAATGCCCAGCGTGTGCTTTCGCAGCGCAAGGCGAAGCTGGCTGAGGTTCCGGATCCGGCGAAGCTGACTGAAGCCAAGATCAAGGAAATCAGCGGCGATGACGGCAGTGACGATGCCGAGAACAGCGCGAACAAGGATGTCGCAGAGGGCCTCAAGGAAGACAAGGCGCTCGCCAAGAAGGGCGAGAAGCGCGAACCCGGCCAAGGCGGGGCTCGCGGCTGATGCATAAGGCGGCGACCACGGGCAACGAAAAGACGGGCTTGTCTGTGGTCCCGCTGCGCGACGTGAGCGCCGCTGACATCGCCGCACAGTTCCGCCGCATGGCTGATGAGATCGACAGCGGTGAAATCAGCCACATCGAAAGCATGGTCGCGGTTGCCGAGATCGATGGCGGAATTCAGCTGTTTGGTTGGGGCAACATCGACGGGATGCGGGCAACCGGCATGCTGTCGCTCGGGATGACCAAGCTCACCAGCGAAACGCTTGATTGGATGGAAACCTGATGGCCACCGCCCCGTTCATTGAAGATCAGATTCAGGACGAAGCGCCGCTCATCATTCGCCTCGCTCAGCACGGCGGGGATCTGACGCAGTTCTTCGATTCCATCGAGTTGGCCACGATCGGTAGCCAGGTGGTGGAAGATTACGAACGCGACAAGACTTCGCGGGGGGATTGGGCAACCAAGGTCGAAGAGGCTCAGAAAGCCGCCTCGCAAGAGGGCGAGACTGAACCCAAGAACTACCCATTCGAGCGAGCGTCGGACATTCGATATCCGATCCTCACCATTGCAGCGACAGAGTTCAACGCGCGCTCGTATCCTGCGATCGTCAAGGGTGATGAGACGGTACAGGTCAAGGTGATCGGCTCAGACAAGGGCCGGCCTCTGATCGGCCAAGACGGTCAGCAGATGGTGACGTTCGGCGGGGAGCCTCTTGAGGCGTCAACAGCGATGGCGCGCGTTCAGGAAGCTGAGGCCATTGCTCAGCAGTCCGGACAGCAAATCCCCCCGGCTCAGCCAGCATGGGAGCGTCCACCGGGCTTCAAGACGAAGCGCGCGGCTCGCGTGAAGGAATATCTCAACGTCCTGCTGAACTACCGCATGGACGATTGGGAAGGCGACACCGATTCCCTGCTATACCAGTTGCCGATCGTCGGTTGCGCGTTCCGCAAGGTGTGGTGGGATAACGGCAAGCAAATGCCGTGCTCGCGGTACGTGCCCGCGCTGCGCCTTGTCGTGCCGATGGATGCGCTGAGCCTAGCGACGACGCCACGCGCGACCGAGGAAATGCCAGACGTATTCCCGTACCAAATCCGCCAGAGGATGGCGCGGGGGGAATATCGCAGGGTCGATCTTGGCCCGAGCGGCGGAGGCAACTCAGGCGATGATGAAGCGGCGCGCATGCTACTTGAGCAGCACCGCCTGATCGACCTCGACGAAGACGGTTACGAAGAGCCGTACATCATCACTGTGGACCGGGAAACGCGGGAGGTGCTGAGCATCGTCGCGGCGTTCGATGTCGATGATATCGAGTTTGGCCAAGAGGGCGTCGAGAATGTGGAGCGCTCGGCGTTCTACATCAAATACGACTTCCTGCCTCATCCCGAGGGCAAGTTCTACGGCATCGGCTTTGGCCACCTGCTGTCTGAGCTGAGCGCGGTCATCAACACCGCGATCAACCAGATGATCGATGCCGGCCATGCGCAGATCGCGGGCGGTGGGTTCATTTCGTCGGGCCTTCGCCTTCAAGGCAACGGTCAGACCAACACGCTGCGCTGGCGTCCCGGTGAGTACAAGAACGTCAACGTAGCGCCAGGCCTGTTGCAGGGGTCGATCTTCGAACGCACGCTTCCACCCGCCTCCAACATCATGTTCTCCGTGCTGGAGATGATGCTGGGCGCTGCGAAGGATGTCGCTGCGATTAAGGACGTCACCAGCGGTGATGCTTCGAACAATGGCCAGGTAGGCACCACGCTCGCACTGATCGAGCAGGGGCTGCAGGTCTTCACCGCCATCTACAAGCGGGTCTATCGTGCCGAGCGGCAAGAGTTTGGCCTGATCTTCAAGCTGGTCGGTCGATACGGCGGCGAGAAGACGGCAAAGGACTATCTCGATGTTCTGGATGACGTGGAAGCGGACTTTCGGGCCGATTTCGACGCCTCCGACATGGATATCCGGCCCGTTTCCGATCCCACGTCGATTACGCGCCTGCAGAAGGTCGCGCGGGCTCAGTTCCTACTACAGACTGGGGTCGGCGATCCGAACGTTGATCAGCGCGAACTGAAGCGCCGTGTCTTCGAGGCGGCGGATGTTGAGGATCTCGACACGCTGCTTCCACCGCCAAACCCGGATGCGCCGCCGTCACCTGACGATGTGAAGACCCTCAGCGAGGCGGCGCGCAACGATGCGCAGGCATCGCTCTATCGAGCCCAAGAGGCCGAAATCGGTGCGCGCGTCGGCAAGGAGATTGGCGCGGCCGAATCTGGCGGCCCTGAGCCGGAGATGACCGATGCAGCGTAACATCACCGAAGACGACTTCCTAGCATGGCAGGACCATCCAGTAAGCCGCTGGGTATTTGCCGCAGTCGAGCGCGCAGCTGAAGCGCAGAAAGCTGAATGGGAACGACAATCCTGGGAGGCCGGCGACGTAAGCCCTCTGGTCCTGATGGAGCTGCGCACCCGCGCTGATGCCTATCGCGCCCTTTTCGAGACCACATTCGACCAATGGAGTCTGATGCATGAACCTGCCTGATCTTGAGGAATGCAAGCCCGGCATTCGGGCAACGGGCTTCGCGCTGATCGTCGCGCTTCCACCAGATGACGATTTCGCAACCATCAACGGGCGTAAGACGTCGCTGCTTTTACCGGATCAGGTGAAGGATCGGGAGCGCATGGCAGAGGTGAGGGGGCGTATCGTCTCTATTTCGCCCGCTGCGTTCGATTTCGCTGATTTCGGCGGTGAGGCCCCCAAGGAGGGGCAGATCATCGTTTTCGCACGCCACGTGGGCATCGTGACCCAAGGTGAGGACGGACGCGAGTACAGAATTTTGCAGGATAGGGATTGCTGGGGGATTGTCGATGAACCCGAGCGATGAAGAATGGCGCGTTGTCGCCGAGGCTCCTGATTACGCGGTTTCCCAATTTGGGCGTGTTAAAAGAATCCGAGCGGATAGCCAGGGCCGGTACAATGGCAGAATATTGAAGCAGGCGCTGAACACCGCTGGGCGTCCTTCCCTTACGCTATGTTGCAACGGCGTCCATCGTTCGCGCAACGTTGCGACGATTGTAGCCATTGCCTTTCACGGCCCGAAACCATCCGAGCAACATCAGGTTGCGCATTGGGACGGCGATAAGCTGAACTCCTTTGCGAGCAACCTGCGTTGGGCGACGGCTAAGGAAAACATGGCGGACAAGCGGCGTCATGGCACGGTCCCGATGGGCGATAATCATCCGTCGCGACGGATGCCCGAGCGACTAAAGCGCGGAGAGGAACATGCAAGCGCCAAACTGACGTGGGACAAGGTCCGCACGATCCGCACGGCCCCGATAACTCAGGTCCAAGCCGCTCGCCTTTTTGGCATCTCGCAGAGCAATGTCAGTGACATTCGGCGCGGGAATATTTGGAAGGAAGCCGCATGAGCACCGAAGACGACGCCGCACCACAGGGTGCTGACCAGATCGATGAGGTTCAGGAGGACGCCGACCTTAAAGCGTCGCCGCAGAGCATCGAGGATCTTGCCGCGGATCTAGGGTGGAAGCCGCAGGATCAGTACAAGGGCGATCCTGCCAAATGGCGCGGTGCCGTGGAGTTCATCCGCGCCGGCCAAGACATCGGCAACCATCTGCGCAAGAAGACGGATGCACTCGCTGATAAGGTTGAGCGGCTTGTCCGAACCTCAGCTGCCACCACCGAACGAATGCTACGCGAGCAGGAGGCCGAGCTGGTCGCAAAGTTCGAGCAGGCCGTGGAGGATGGCGACAAGACCGCTGCCGCCAAGGCTACGCGCGACCTTGCCGCGATCGACCGCCAACGAGAGGCATCGAACCCGGAAGCCGACTTCGCCCGCGAGAACCCGTGGTACGAGAAGGATGACGAGGCGACCGCCTATGCGGTGGGCATCAGCCAGCGCTTAGCCGCACAAGGCAAATCCGTTGAGGATCAGCTGAAAGCCGCTGCTGAAGGCGTGCGCAAGCGATTCCCCGAGCTATTCGAAGACGAGAAGCAGAAGTCTCGCCAAGCGCCCAACGTCAACGCTCCCGGCACCCGCCAGGCCGCGCCGCAAAAGCGCGAGAAGTCCGCGGCTGACTTGCCTCGGGATGTTCGCGCGGCTGGCGAGGAATTCGTCAAGATGGCGGAGGCCAAGGGCCGCAAGTACACGATCGAAGACTACGCTAAGACCTATTTCACCGAGACCGGGCAGGCCGCGTAGAAACCGCTTGCGAACTGCTTAAAAATTAGGCACAAGGAGATCAGCACATGCCTCGTGGTATCCCGCGCGTCCGCGAAGAAGTTGCGGAAGGCGCCCCGGAACAGGCTCCGGTCACGGCCCGTGCGCTAGAGATGCGCCGCGAGCGCCGCCGTCGTAGCGATGGCGATCTGGACTACAGCGCCAGAATGAAACTCGCGATTCCCAAGGAAATCCAGGACAAGCTGAAGCGCGAGGGCAAGACCCCGCGATGGGTCCGCGACGATGCGGGCCGCATGCAGCAGATGATCTCGGATGATTGGGACAGAGTCGAAGGCGTAGAGCCTGTTGCCGCTTCTCGTTCAGAGGACGGCCAGCTGATCCTCATGGCGAAATACGAAGATTGGTACCGTGAGGACCGCAAGCCCATCGAAGAGCTGAACAGGTCGCGTGAGCGATCGGCGATCGACGGGAAGGCTGGCTCACTGGTTGGCGAAGGCGGTTCCGAAAGCGTGGCCCACGACGGCATCTACCAGCCCAAGGGCACGCAAAACCGCATTTCCTGAGGGCGTCTGTCTGGACCCCTCGACCAAGGGGTTTAGACAATGGCCAACACCAATTCGGCAACCGGCCTTACGCCGCGCCGGCTGCGCAACGGGGCACCCTGGGTGGGTCCGCTGCGTACCTACTACCACCCTGCAACCGACGCGACTGCGCTGTTCATCGGCGACCCGGTGATTATCGCTGGTTCGGCCGATGCCGACGGCGTCCCAACGGTCACTCGCGCAACCGCCGCATCCGCTGGCCGGATTACCGGCGTGGTGTGCGGCTTCCAGCCCGACGCATCAATCAATGCGGTTGGTTATGGCGCGGCTTCGACCGGCTTCTATGTGCTCGTCTGTGACGATCCGGAAGTGCTGTTCGAGATACAGGAGGACAGCGTCGGCGGCGCTCTTGCCGCAACCTCGGTCGGTCTCAACGCCGACCTGATCGCTGCCTCCGGCTCGGCCGCAACCAAGATGTCTGGCTTCATGCTCGACAGCTCGACCGCCGCCGTCACCGCTACGCTTCAGCTTCGCATCGTCGAGCTCGAGCGCCGCGCCGACAACGAGATTGGCAACTACGCCAAATGGCTCGTCGCCATCAACCTTCCAACCGAAACCGGCGCCGTCGGTTCGACTGGCGTTTAAGGGGGAGCATAGGACATGCCCGCAGGTATCATCACACGCTCCGCCCACCCCGACGCCCTTTGGCCCGGTGTGAAGGATTGGTTCGGCCTCACCTACAAGGAGCTGGAACCGCAATGGTCGAAGATCTTCGAGCGCGAGACTTCTGAAAAGTATCAGGAGATCGTGGTCGAGGCGACCGGCTTCGGCATCGCCCCGGTCAAGACCGAAGGCGCGCCGATCCAGTACGACTCCGATCAGCAGGGCTACAAGAGCACGTTCGTTCATGTGGTCTATGCGCTGGGCTACATCGTCACGATGGAAGAGCTAGCCGATGGTCAGTACAAGATCATCTCGACGCGACGCTCGGCCAACCTTGCTCGTTCGATGCGTTGGACGGCTGAGATCGTCCACGCCAACGTCCTCAATCGCGGGTTCGACACGAACTATGCGATCGGCGATGGCGCGGCGCTGTTCTCGGCGTCGCATCCGACCGTCTCGGGCAATCAGTCGAACCTCCTGGCTTCGGCGGATCTGTCGGAAACGGCGATCGAGGACGCGGCAAAGGCTGTATGGCGCATCAAGAGCGCTCGCGGTCAGCCGATGGGCAGCGGCATCAAGCGGCTGATCATCACGCCCGAGGATTCGTTCAACGCGACACGCATCCTCAACTCGGTTCTGCGCGCCGGCACGCCCAACAACGACATCAACGCCCTGAATGCGATGGGCACGGTGCCGGAAGTGGTGACGAACTACTATCTGACCGACACGGACAGTTGGTACGTTCAGACCAACGTGCCGGATGGCCTGATGTCGATGTGGCGGAACGATCCGAACCTCGAACAGGACAACGACTTCGACACGAAGAACGCCCGTGCGTCGAGCTACATGCGCTTCGCCGCTGGCGTTGGTGACTGGCGGAACGTGTTCGGCAACCCCGGCGCATAGTCCCCATGCCCGCTCCGCAGACACGGCCTGAGGGCTATCATGCGGGGCGGGCATGGGGACTAT